GTTCGCTCTTGATAATGGCTGTGCCTTTGACATATGGACCGAAGATAAAATCCAGGCTCTTGGTATTAAGATAATAACTAAAAAGCCTCGTAAGCCTAAAAAATAGAGTATAAATAACCGTATGGCAGAAGAAAATAAATCGTTATTCACAGAGCTAGAAGTAGCAGCCTTTAGAGGTGGTATCAAACCACGCTCCGAAGAGTCACGCAAGTGGTTTAGGCAAAAGATCAAGGAGCTCGGTCAAGTCAATAGGCAATCCCTATTAAAAGACCCAACGCTAACCGTAAATAATAGGTTCGTGGCTGGCAAGATGTTCATGTACTTCTACGATCCGAAGCACCGTAAGACGCTGCCTTACTACGACGCATTCCCTCTGGCTATTATGATTGAACCAGCTCCAGGCGGATTTTATGGTTTGAATCTCCACTACCTTTCGCCAATGGTGCGAGCTCGTTTCTTGGATAAACTCCTAGAGACGACCAACAATAAAAAGTACGACGAATCCACTCGATTTAAGCTGACATATCAGCTACTAAAGGGTGTTCGAAAGTATAAAGAGTTTGCTCCTTGTTTCAAACACTACCTTACATCACAAGTTGATTCTAAGATGGTAGTAGTTGAACCGCCAGAGTGGGAGATCGCTATCTTCTTGCCAACGGAACAGTTCCGTGGTAAAAACAAATCGCACGTTTGGGGCGCTTCTAAGAAGGCATTTGGCTAATGAAATTAGACGACTTTAAGGCTAAGATTTCCGGCAAGGGCGGTACAGCTCAGTCAAACTATTACGAAATTATTGTTAACTCCCCTGCGGGAGGAGACTCTAATTCTGTTGCGATGATGTGCGACTCGGTAGTTATGCCAGGACGATCCATCGCAACGACCGAATACAATCAGGGCAAACAAACGCTAAAGACGCCATATACTTTTATTGACTCAGAAGTAACCGCTTCGTTCATTATGACGAACGACGGATTGGCTAGGAATTATTTCGCTGACTGGATTGAGTTTATTATGCCAGCAAACGATTATACTGTAAAGTATAAAGATCAGTATGCTCGGGACATTACTATTAGGCAGCTAAATAAAAACGGTGATGTGGTGTATGCTGTTACATTACAAGGCGCATACCCATCTAACCTAAACGAGTACACTCTTTCTAACTCAGAAGAGAACTCAGTAACGAAAGTAGAAGTAACATTCGTATACGATAAATTTGTTAAATCATAAATGAAGTGGAGTGATTAATTATGGCATTACCTAGACTCGGCACGGTTAAGTATCATGTCACGATTCCGTCCTCGGGAGAGACCATTGAGTTTCGACCGTATACAGTAAAGGAAGAAAAGGCTCTTCTTATTGCTATGGAATCTAAAGACCAGTTATCTCAGGTAGCTGCGGCACGAGACCTTGTCTCATCATGTACTATGGGTAATATTAACGTAGATGAAATTGCTATGTTTGATTTTGAGTATCTGTTCCTACAGATCCGATCAAAGTCGGTTGGCGAGACATCTACTATTAGGATTAAGTGTTCTAATGAAGAATGCGGAACCCCACTAGATGTAATTGTTGATCTAGACCAAGTACAAGTACAGGGCGAAGTCCGACCCTCTACGAAAGTTATGCTAACAGATGACGTTGGCGTAATGGTATCATACCCGAAAGTTAAGGGTGTGATTAAACAATTGATGAAAGGGAAGAAGAGTGCTTCGGATTACGAATCTACTCTGAATATCATTGCGTCATGTATCGACTCAATCTTTGATGCCGATAACGTTTATGACGCAGCTGATCAATCTCCCAAAGAACTAATGGAATTTGTTGAGTCTTTGAGTTCTTCTCAGTTTAAGCATATCCTCGAATTATTTAAGGAATTGCCTACTCTGAAACACAAAGAAGAAATGACCTGTAAAAAATGCGGCACGACTACTCCTGTAGTGCTGGAAGGTTTACAAAGTTTTTTCTAATTTGTCTTTCTCATGAGTCATTAGAGAATTACTTCAAGACAAACTTCGCCATGCTACAATTCCATAAGTATTCTTTAACCGAGCTTGAAGATATGCTCCCTTGGGAAAGACAGATTTACATAGCGTTGCTCAATGAGCACGTTAAAGAAGAAAACGAACGAATTAAGCAACAACAATCGAAGAGGAAGTAGCAATGGGCGAAGAAATACAAGAGCAGGGTTTTCACCCTGCCGATACGAACGGGGATGGGGTAGTTACCGAAGAAGAGCGTTTAATGTATCTAGAGTTTAAACGTAAAGAACTCGAAGATGCCGATGCTCGTCGCGACGCAATGAGACAGATGTCTTGGTTCGCTTTATTCGGTATGTTACTATATCCCTTCGCAGTGGTGCTGGCTAACCTACTCGGTCTAGAGTCAGCTGGTAAAATTTTAGGTGACATGGCTGCGACATACTTCGTGTCAGTGGCTGCTATCGTTATGGGCTTCTTCGGGGCAAACGCATACTCCGATAAGAAGAAATAAGGTAAGCAACGATGGCTGAGAAACAAGCAACGCTAAAAGATCTAATCGACGTAGTTAGAGAGTCGGCTGAGAAAGACGAAAAGAAATATCAAGCCGACTTAAAGTTGGACGAGCTTCAGAAGAAGATCGCTTCTATTCAGACCAACTATTATACGCAAAGCTCAGCCGCAACAAAACAGCTCGGCGTTGCTTTCGATCGTCTCACTGATATTTATGAAAATAACAATGGTATAGTAAAAGAGAACGCTCGCAAGCAAATCGAAGCATTAGAATCAGTTGTAGAAGCCCAACAAAGGGCAGCAGAAGCTGGTTCTAGTCTCGATGCTTCCGAGATGGGTAAGGTTGTTGAACAGCTGGGCGAGTTTGCCAACCTATCTCAGAAGGAAGGCGAAGAGCGTCTCCGTGTAATAGAACTTGATAGAAAGCTAAAGGATCTCCAGGAAAATTACTTCGCAGATGCCGATGGCGCAAAGTCTATGAGAGCTGAGTTTGATCGTCTCATAGAGATCACACAAACTGGCGACGAAAACCAACAGAGATTGGCTAACCAGCAACTAGCTTCGTTGGAGTCTGTAGTTGGTACGGAAGAAGATGCCGCAGAAAAGAAAAAGGCTGCTGCAGATCAACAAAACAGTTTGTTGAAGCTGGCTAACGGTTTAGAAGGGTTAGAAAAGACTTTAGATTCAGCATTTTCTGGCGCAGGTAAAGCTGCGTTTGGTATAGGAGCTCTCGCCCTCCTATTCAAACCAGAATTGTTTATTTCTGGCGTATTAAAGGTTGTAGAGTTTGTTCGTGGTGGTATTGAAGCCATCAACGCTATCATTGAAGGTGATTGGGGTACGGCATTCGACTTTATTTCTGAGAACTTCTTAGCTGTCGCAGGCGTACTAACCTTCTTCGCAGTCAAGTTTGGCGTAATCTCAGCCCTCGCTACTGGTTTCCGAAAGGCAGTAGATCTTTGGCGCTGGGCGACTATGTCTCTACAATCAGGATTACTGCGATCAGCAATCGACTTCGGTAAGAAGGCTCTCGTTGGCGGATGGAACTTAATAACAAAGGCTTGGACTATTGCGCAAATGGCGCTTAAATCTAACCTTATGCAACAAGCCGTTGCTCTATTAAAAACTGCAGCTGGCGCTGCGGCACGTGGAGTAATGACTGCGATTGCGATGCTCGGTCCAGCCCTTGCTTCGGTTGGCGTATTTATGACAGGAACTGCACTTCCGGCAATCGGAGCAGCCCTTGCAGTAGCAGGAGCGGCAATCGCCCCGATACTAGTCGCAGCAGCACCGTTTATAGCAATCGGAGCTGGAATCGTCGCAGCGTTCTTTGCCCTTAAAGAACAGTTTACCCGTATCCTTGATATTTGGGATTCGTCAGATTCTATACTAGAAGCGTTGTTCAAGATCGCCGTCGATATTATTACTGCCCCAGTACGATGGATTAAAAACCTATTTGCTTGGGTGTTGGATATGTTCGGCTTCGAAGATACCGCTCAAGCCCTATCCGATTTTAGTATAACCGACTTTATCTACGATAGCTTAATGTCTCTTGGCAATGCGGTTATGGATTGGGCTACAAGCCTCGTTCCGGATTGGCTACTTGATTGGCTCGGCATTGAAACTAAACCAGAAAAGCCAGAACCAAAAGAAGCCGACGTACCGACAACCCAAGTATATACGCCAGGAGAAAGAGACCAGAAGTATTTTGATTCTGGGGTTTCCGCCCAAGAATTGTTCGATAACGATCTTCGTGCTAAGCAGCCAAGTGATATTCCTTCTGCTCCTACGATAGAAACCGTAGAGAATGAGGTTGTGGAATACGACTTCAGTAATCCGGACGTCGTAGATCAGTATGTGAGGGACAAATATGGGATAGGCACGGTCTCAGAGCTTACTGACATGTTGTCTTCCGATGAAGGTATCGAGCGCAACACTGGTCAACAACCCGTTGATCAAATTAAAGAAGTCGCTACACCAGATTTTACTTCTTTGTTCGAAGGCATGCCCGATCAGACTGTTCAAACAATAGAGAAACCTATTAATCAAGAACCTCTTCAGCAGCCGCAAATTACTGAAGATGTTACTTCGGGTATTAAGAATACTATTGAACGAAGCCTTGGTCTGAGCCTAGACGATATATCTTTCGAATCCTTTGAAGATGCTATTTCTAAGGTTAGTCTGCCATCGTTCGAGCTTCCGAGCTTCGATGACGTTATGAATTTCACTGGTCTAGAAATGCCTTCTCAGATTGATTTACCCTTTGATCTCGGGAGCTTCGATCTAGGCAATATCAGTATGCCTGACATCGACATGACTTCTATTGCGGAATTAGGTATCAATAAGGTTACAGATGTTGTAGATCAGTTGATTGACAAGGTTTCAGCAATCTCACCGATCCGTGATACTCAGGTAGAAAATAACGAGCTCCGTGATATTAAAGAATCTAACACGAACCTCATTATTCAGCAGAACTCTATGGGTAAAAGTGGAGGTGGCGGTGGCGGAAGCGCTTCAGTTTCTTCGCAGCAAGTAAATGTCACGAACAACGTTGATATCGACCGCCACTCCAAGATGTTTACCTATTCTATCGCACCTTAAAGGTAGTGCGCATAGGTAGATATGATATACTTTGGACCAGATAAAGGCATAGCACCTTTATGGGGGTGAGTCCAGAATGGGGGGAACATAACCGCTTCTCCCTCTTCTGGTTTTACCATGATGGCATTAATGTCAGACTCGCTCCAGTCAAACATAGTCTCGCCACCAGCGTCAACCGTATTCAAATAAAAGAAGCAAACCATAAACCTACGAGCGGAGTTATAGTCTCCGACGTCAGAATGCCACTCAAATGAGTCCGAACCGTTTGGTTCATACTTCTTCATTCGAAACTCTTCGAACCGATACCCTTCAGGAAAATACTTAACGCCCATCTCTTTTTTATAAGTAGCCATCATGTACCGAGCTGCTTGTTGGAGAGCGTTACACTCCTTCTCAAACCCCTCAGCCTGAAAGATATTTAACTCAGTGAATTTCTGTTTGTCCTCGTCCCGAGTAATCTTATCTTTGTTTTCTTCAAACTTTTTGATCAGCCTTTGACAAAGGTCTCGTGGGAGAACCTTCTTCACGGGCATTACAAAATCCAATGTATGTAGCATATATTAATCACCTATAGAAAAAGCCCCTCCGAAGAGGGGCATAAACTATTAACCCTCGTTGGCTAGTTTAGCAAAGTATGACAACGTATCGTCATCATCTGCTGCCACAGTGGGTTCTGGTGCTGGCGCAGGTGCCGTAGAACGTGGAGCTGCAGCAACCTCATCGAGGTCGACAGATTCCGACGTAGTAACAGGCGCTGCTTCCTGACCAAGAACTTTCATCAGACGAGCTTTCAGCTCATCGTACGACTTATAGTTCTTGGGATCAGTAAACTCTTCGAGCGAGTTTAGCTGATTATACACAGTCTCAAGTTTCTCATCATCACCGTCAAACAACGCAGCAGGAGCAGCGAACTCAGAACGGTCATAGTTACGGTAACCTTCAACGTTACGGATCTTCAGTTTAAAGTCCGCACCTTCCCAGAAGTCAAACGGATTCACTGGAGTCTCGTCAGCAAACTCAGGCTGCATTGATTCCATCAACTTGTCAAAGATCTTCTTACCGAACTTGTACAAGAATACTTTACCCTCGTTCTGAGGATTAGAAGGGTCAGATACGACCATGATGTTAGCAACGTGCGAGAGGCGACGTTTACGTTCACGAACGATAGCCTTGTTAGACTCAATACCAGAGTTCCATAGCTCAGAGTTCATCTCACCTAGCGGATCGGTTTGACCAATAGAAGTCAGCGACTTCTCGATGTACCATAGACCAGATGGACCTTTGAAACCGTGATCCCAGTACTTCGCCCAAGGTAGAGCCTCGCCTTCGGGAGCAGGTAAGAAACGGATAACAGCATAGCCGTTACCAGACTTATCTACTTCTGGCTTCCAGTATTTATCGTCGGAGGATTTTTCGTAGTTGTTACCGCCAGCAGCTTGGGCTGCTTCTACGAGCTTATTGATTGCGCTTGCGCGAGTTGATTTTAGATTAGCAAAAGACATATATTTTCCTTTCGTTGTATATCGATTTGTTTCGTTTTATCCACGAACAGGGTGTATTATACCCTATTTCCATTACGAAGTAAACCCCTTTAAGATAATTTTTTTAACTTTATCTGTATCAGGGTTTACGAAGCACTGGTACTTAGTCACCTTGCGGTACAGGTCAGGAAAGACTAGAGTCTCTCTGATCTGCTTGTTCGCTCGGTTCATAAAGCCAGTGATCTTATTAAGGATAACCACAGTCTCGAGTTTAATCTCTTCTTGTAGGTATGCCTTAATAACTGGGGGATGCTGACTACCATCGGTAGATAGCATCTCGTCGAAGGTAAGTTCTTTACCTTCTAAAGTATTTATATCGTTTCCAAAGTGGTAAGACAGGCTCTCGTGAATACGTTTGTATTCGTTATAGTTAGTCTCGCCGTCTTCATTAATCATATCGCCAACCCATTTAACGTCGTTTATGAAGTTGGCGACATAGTAGTCGATCAAACCTTGCGTCGTTTTCTGCTGCTTGCCAAGCTTGGCAAAGAAGTATTTGTCCCTGCGTTTAAAGAACGACTGGGGATTAGCAGAAGTCTTAAAGTTATACTTGACAGCATCGTACGAGTCCGACTCAAAGTGTAGCTTGATCGACTGATATAATCGGTACGACTCGAACGGTTCAATCATAGCGGAAGCCGATTTGTTCTAGGGATAAAGTTGCGCTCCATCGCCTCAGCTTCCAGCTTAGATAGTAGTGACGGAGAGAGTAGTTTTCCCGCATCCGTCACTTCAACGTTGTTTTCCTCGCACACTTGAACAATGGCTTCAATGGGTCCAACCCTATTCTTCTTAATACACCCTTCAACGAGATGAGTGAATTTCTTTTTATCCATCAGCTCAAGAATATCTTCAATCATTAATCGACCCTCACTAATATAGTTTCCTCGTTTATCCGACCATTGGGAGTTCGCTCTTTGGTGGAGAGAGCATTGAACAGCTTATCGAATTGCTTAATAGTCTTAGACACGTTCGCCAAGAACTCTTCGGGCTTTCGCATCGTCTTAGTTCGCGACAGCTCCGGATCAAAGTTTAGAAGTGTAGTACCCTTTATCTCAAAGCCAGTGGTTTTATTACTGACATACTCGGTAATCGTATTGTACTTACAGTTCACAGCCAACAGTCGGGTAGAACCGATAATACTCAATGGATCAACCGAAGCGATCTTCAGGTTACCATCACTCTTCTTATACTTCAGTCGCTTAATTTGCTTAGAAGCATCAGTCGGCTTCTTAACACGTGGCTTCCGAGTTGCCTTAGAAGCAGTCTTCAGCTTATCAAGGTCGAGTAGCATACCTTCCCAAACCTTAATACGACGTGACAGCTCACGACGAGTTAGGTGGGAGAACCCTTCAACAGCCTGATCGCAGGTTTTGTTATAGGCATCAAGAAGCTCTTGTAGCCGTGGCTGTACATATTCACGAACATACGAAACCGCAGCAGCCTTTAGCTCTAGGGCATTCATGCGAGCGAAGATATCTAACTCAGCCTTATCACCGTCCATCCACTTATCCTCAAGCTCGTCGAGCTCAGTTAAGATGGTTTTACTAACCTTTGCTTTTAAGAGCTCGGCGGGAGACTTACGAACCACGGGAGCTACATCAGCTTCAACTTTCTTCTCCTTGAGGATGGCATTACCAGTAGGAATTAGGTCTCGGAGGAAACCGTCAAAGATGCGCTCTTTAGCTGGCCAATTCTCTGGGAACTCTTTACCGAGCTTTTCCCAGAAGCATGAAGCAGCCACATGAGAGTACATGTAAAGGTTATACTCCGGATTAGCCAGAATCGCCTTTACCTCGTCCTTGTTGAAGTAGGTTTTGATAAAGTCTTTGGTGACTTGGACGTAATCCTTTCTGTCAAGCTCCTGATGGAAGTGGTACTTCATCTTCCAGAAGTCATCCAAAGGTACAGCAGCCAAACCAGTCTTGATCCGAGCTTTAACGACATTTTTCTTACGAGCCATAATATAGTCTCCTTATCAATTCAAGAGCAATTGTACTATACTCTTTCATAAAAGTAAAGGGTTTTTTCAACTTTTTTTTACCGTCTC